CCGTTACTAACTCAATGGCTACAGCTATAGATGCTAAAGGCGATTTAATTGCTGGAACAGCTGCAGATACTTTTGACCGCCTTGCAGTAGGCACAAACGGCCAAACACTTGTGGCGGATAGTTCCACTGCAACAGGCTTGAAATGGGCTACACCTGCTGGTGGTGGCAAAGTCTTGCAGGTCGTTAATGCCTCAACAAGCACACAAGTTACCAATGCCACAAGCACTTACGCAGATACAAATCTTACTGCAACAATTACACCAACATTAAGCACTTCTAAAGTCTTGGTATTGGTAAGTCAAAATGGCGTTGGAAAAAATAATGGAGATTCTACCAATGGTTGTAATATCAGACTTGTCAGAACTGCAACGACTCTTGGTCAAATAACCAACGCTGGTTGGACAAATACTGCAATGCATAACAATATCGGCGGAATAAGTTTCTGTTATTTGGATTCACCTGCAACAACTTCAGCCACGACATATAAAACAACAGTGGCAAATAATGTTAATCTCAATGGCGCGGTTGTCCAATGGGGCAGCACAGATGCCACAACTAGTTACATCACTTTGATAGAAATAGGTGCATAATGGCAACAGGAGCAGAAGTTCTGGATATGTTAATTCCTAATGGTGGTTGGGTTATGACTGGTGATGATTATGAAGGAATCCAATTCCTAGCGTGTGAGCCAGTCACACAGGCAGAATTTGAGGCTGGCTTTGCTCAATATGATGCTTGGAAAGCCGCGCAAGATGCACAAATGGCAGCCGACAAAACAAGTGCAACAACAAAACTGGAAGCACTTGGCTTGACTGCTGACGACTTGAAGGCACTTGGGCTATAAGTGGAACACTTGACTAAGAAAGTAACTAAGGATGCAAACTAGCTACAACGGTTGGCCAGCATCTAAAGAGCAGGCTGAGATAGGCGTAAAGCCTTTTAAGGTTGAGGGCACAAGCCTTAAAATCCGCTGCGCTGAAAAGGTAGCGCCGTTGCTTATCAACTTTGCTAAAGAGTTTAACGAGCTAATAGAGCCAATAGAGGGCGGCACCTTTGACGATTGGGGCTATGCCTACAGAGACGTAAGAGGTGTGGTAGGCAAACTAAGTAACCACGCAAGCGGCACAGCTATAGACCTCAACGCAACTAAACACCCTTTAGGCAAGGTAGGCACGTTTGAGGCCAGCAAGGTACCTATGATCCGTGCCCTGGCTAAAAAGTACGGGCTAACTTGGGGCGGGGATTGGACTAGAAAAGATGAAATGCACTTTGAAATAGCTTTAAGCCCTGAAAAGGTCAGGGTTTTAATTACTAAGTTAGGAATAGAAAATGCCAACTAGCGCACAAGTAAGCGTAGGCACTACGGCTACGTTATTAGTAGCTGCATCAACTTTTGACCAAACCGTATGGCTGCATAACTCAGGCGGTGCCACGTACATAGGTGCTAGCAACGTAACCACAGCAAACGGTTACAAGCTAGACACCGATGATAAAATTGAGTTACCAGTAGGCGATAATGAAGGCCTTTATGGGATTGTGGCATCAGGCACCAACACGGTTTTTGTACTAAAACAAATCAACTAAAGGGCATTTAGGAGCAATACAATGCAAGAGCAACTAAAGGCCGCGGCCTTGTCCTACCTACGTGCAGCTCTATCGTGCGTGGGTGCGCTGTATCTATCAGGTATCACAGATCCTAAAGTACTAGCTAATGCTTTTCTAGCTGGGCTAATTGGGCCAGTACTAAAGGCACTAGCACCTAATGAAAAGCAGCTCGGGATAGGCGCTAAGTAAGTGTCACAGGCCCAGGCATACATAGCCGTAGCTTTGGGGATTGCTACGCTTTCAGGGCTTATGGCTGGGCTTGTGCGGCACCTTGTTAAGTACTACCTATCTGAGCTACGCGATGACGGCAACGGCGGGCACAACCTTAAAGGCAGGGTTGAGCGTATAGAGCTACGCGTAGACAAGATTTATGAGCTGTTGCTAGAGGACAGGCTAGCTAAGTAGCGCGTGTCGCGTTGCCTTTTGTCGGTGGGTAGAGTCATACTTTAACTACACGCTGAGAGGGCTACTCGGTTAGTAGCTTTATCGGCCTTAACAAAGGGCGAAAGATGAACAGTTTAGATCTAATAGTAGTAGGTATGGTTTGCCTGTTTATGGGCTTATTTATCTACGCTGCTTATGAAATGGGCTACAAAGTAGGCTTGGGTGAAGGTTACCTACGTGGCCGTAATATTGCTAAGGCACTAAAAGAGGCTGAGGCCAAGCGATGAGTAATTTCTTAGAGGGCTACGAGGATGTCAACGCAAGGATTATTAGAGCGCGTGCCGAATATCCCACGCTACGTTTAGTGGCATATATTGAGGATATAGACATAACAAAAGGTTATATTTTGGTTAAGGCTGAGGCTTACAAAGAGTACGAAGATCACCTACCAAGCGCCGTAGATTATGCCTTTGAGATGCGTAGTGACCGTGGAGTTAATTTACACTTTTGGGTAGAAAACGCGGTAACTAGCGCTTATGGGCGCGTTATCGGTTTGCTTACACCTGGCGGTATAGCTCGTAGTACAAAGCAGGATATGGAAAAGGTAGAGGCACTTAGCACTAAAGACGTAGCACCTGTGAGCGATAATCTATGGGCTACCACACCCGTAGCACAGACCATAGAGGCAGTTAAAAATGAGCTAGGCGGTATCTACTTACAGGGCAAACCTGAGTGTAAACACGGTGCCCGCGTATGGCGTACAGGCACTAGCGCCAAGACAGGCAAAGAGTGGGGCAATTACAGCTGTATCGAAAAGAGCAAGGCAACACAATGCGATCCCGTTTGGTATATGCAGACATCTACAGGCTGGCAGCCTCAGGTATGAGCGACAGCTACGAGTTAATCAACCTAAAAGAGATGACAGGCAAACTCTTTGTTAACGGTGAGTTGGCAGCTGAATACAAGGTTGAACAATGCGATAAGTGCGCCCTAGTGGCACAGCTAGATAAGTTTGGCTATCAAAAAAACAGCTATGAAAACATTATATGGTTTTGCAAAGGCTGCCGATGATTACAATAATGCTAGATGAATATCAACGGCTCATAGCTGAGCAATATGGGGCACAAAGAGCTAGAAACTTTCTGCCTCATTTCAACGGGCAAACCAATACTAATTACGCACAAAAGATAAACGGCGGTGATTTTGAGGCTTTTGTTAATCGCCAGGTGCTATACGTTGCAGCTGAAATAGCCGTAGCTGAGTATTTTGGTTTAACTGACTATATGCCGAGCAACAGCGCCTACAAAGATGAGGCCGATGTTGGGGTTAATATCGAGGTTAAATACACACATAGAAAAGAAGGCGATTTACTTATACGTCAGCGAGATCGTGACAGCGATTATGGCGTATTGGTTATTGGCGATATGAGCGCTTTCAATATAATTGGTTGGTATCCCATTAAAGAGGCTAAAACAGAGGCTTACGGTAAACACCATTTACCAGGCTGTTACCTTGTACCTAACGCACAGCTAAAGCCAATGGCTAGCCTGGAGATGATAGGAGATACGGCTTATGAGCGAGTTAATACGCTTTGAGTGCCGCAGCTGTAAGAAGATAACCGAGCAGATAGAGCGCATAGTGACAGATAACCTGCCTGCTAACGTAAAAGTTTTACAATGCAAGGTATGTAGCAAAATGAGCGTTTGTCTATTGGTTACCTATGCCGATGTATGAGTATGAGTGTATTAGCTGCTCAATACGCTTTGAGGTACAGCGATCCATACACGATGTAAATATACCTAAATGCTGTGGCTTTGATATGCGCCGTATTTTTAACGATGTAGGGGCCATATTTAAGGGCACAGGTTGGGGCAAGGATGCAAAATAGCCTGTTTAACGTAGTTAATGAGGATATGACTAGCAACGATTACTACACGCCTAAATGGCTCTTTGACTTAATGGGCTTAACCTTTGACATAGACGTAGCCGCACCTGCTCAGGGTATTCCCTGGATACCTGCTAAACGTTGGTTTAGCCAGGCAGATGACGGCCTAGCGCAGGAGTGGGGGGGGGGGGTTGGTTTGGATGAATCCACCTTTTAGCAATACAACGCCTTGGGTAAACAAGTTTACGGCCAATGGCAACGGTATAGCTTTACTTGTTGTGTCGCGCAGTAAGTGGTTTGCTGAGCTGTGGGATAAAGCCGATGCAATTATGGCAACGCCTGCCGATCTAAAGTTTGAGCGCCCTGACGGTAACTCTAAAGCTATTAGCTTTCAGACTTTCTTATTCGCTTTAGGTAAGCCAGCAACAGCTGCATTACACCGTACAAAGTTAGCGAGGGTAAGATGAAAAGTTATCCACAGGTAGCAAAAAGCCTGTGGACGACACGCCAAACGCGCTTAAGTTATCCACAACTGGCCAGTAACTTGACACCTACGCTACGCTCAAACTGCTTGAAGCAAGCCGCTGAGGCGGGTAGCTTGCTAAAGCGTGTAGAGCTACTGGGTCAGAGTATTGCCTTGACGGCGTTGCTTTCAATAACAGGCATTACTACAGCTAATGCATACGATCCAAACGTAGAGAGCTATAAGTTATATGCTCATATGAAGCTATTAGATGATAAGCAATATAGATGTTTAGTGACGTTATGGCGTATGGAAAGCCAATGGTCACCTACAGCTAAGAATAAAAAGAGCAGCGCATACGGCATACCACAGCTGCTAAAGATGAAAGAGACTAACCCATATAAGCAGATAGACTTAGGCTTAAAGTATATTACTAAACGTTATGGTAATCCTTGTAAGGCTTTAGATCATCACAAGAAAGTAGGGCACTACTAAGTGAAGGCTAAAGACCCTAGAGACGGTAGGCGCTACAAGGCTAGGCGCTTACAGGTGCTAAACGCTGGGGGCTGGACGTGTTACTACTGTGGCCAAGAGGCCAACCAGGTTGACCACGTAATACCTATAGCTAGTGGCGGTGACCCAATGAGCCTTGACAATCTTGTGCCTGCCTGTAAGCGATGCAATCTCAGTAAGGGTAAGAAGTCACAGGGCGTTTTTTTAGCCACAACGGACACCCCCCCTGTCTTTTCTGACCTTTTATCCCCAAAAACGTCTGTAATGACCCAGCAAGGCCCTTGCGCTGGCCAACCTGAGCAGGATGTTAACTAATGGCAACCAAAGCTAGCCAGCCCTTACGAGGGGCGGTAAGGCCACGCCTAGAAAACAAGCCGCTAAAAGGTGCAAGCCGAGGCGATGAAGTTGCACAGCTAGCCGAGGATATTGGCTTGCCGCTTTTACCCTGGCAACGCTACGTGATGCAAGATATGTTGACGATAGACAAAAATAAAATGTTTGTGCGTAAAACTAATCTGCTTTTGACATCACGCCAACAGGGCAAAAGTCACCTGGCGCGTATGCGTATTTTAGCGGGCTTATTCTTGTTTAACGAGCGTAACCACGTGGTTATCTCCTCAGCACGATCTATGGCATTAACTACCTTTAGAGAAGTGGCACAAGCTATAGAAGATGCACCTATTCTAAAGAAAGAGCTAAAGAGCATCCGCTACGCCAACGGTAATGAGGCCATAGTCTTAAAGTCAGGTGCCAGGCTAGATGTACGCGCAGCTACTAGAGACTCAGCCCGTGGCGCTACGGCAGATTTTCTATTTATAGATGAATTACGCGAAGTTGACCAAGTTGCCTTTGCAGCTGCTATGCCAGTAACTAGGGCCCGTCCAAACGCCCAAACCTTACTGGCGAGTAATGCGGGCGATGCTTTTAGCGTGACGTTAAACGAATTACGCGAGCGATGCCTGGCACACCCGCCCGAATCACTAGGTTATTACGAGTACAGCGCCCCACAGTTTGCAGCGCTAGATGATCGTAAAGCCTGGGCTATGGCAAACCCAGCTTTAGGAATACTCGTAACTGAGGCATCAATTCAAGAGGCTCTGACAACACAAACCACAGAGCAATTTAGGACAGAAACCCTTTGCCAATGGATTGATAGTTTACAATCACCGTGGCCCCACGGATCTGTTGAGGATGCCAGCGACATTAACCTAAAAATGGCGCCTGGGCCTTTAACTGTTTTTGCCTTTGACGTTAGCCCGTCTAGGCGCGATGCAAGCCTCGTTATGGGCCAGCTTTTAAGTGACGGGCGCATAGGTGTAGCTGTATTAGATACCTACAGCTCACAGGTAGCAGTAGATGAATTAGCTATAGCTGCAAGTATAAAAAAATGGGCCGATATGTATTACCCACGTATGGTTTGTTATGACAAGTACACCACGGCATCCATAGCCCAGCGTTTGCAAAATGCAGGCGTACAAACGCGAGACGTATCAGGGCAGAGCTTTTATACAGCTTGTTCAGACTTTCACGATGCCCTAGTTAATGACCGTTTAAGGCATAGCGGGCAGGATCTATTGATACAACAAATGGCAAACTGTGCAGCTAAAATAACACCCGATGCCTGGCGTATTGTGCGCCGTAAATCGGCTGGCCCCGTAGATATACCTATTGGCCTAGCTATGGTAATTCACATCCTGGCACAGCCCGTATCTGAGGCTAAAGTTTACGTTTAGACACGCCGAGGGTGTGTATAACTTTACACCTGTGGATAACCTATAATCCGCCCTATGGGTCTATTGCAAACTTTAGGTATTACTAAAAAAGATGTCACAGCCCAGTTAGCCCCTGCCGTTATGTCGCAGGGTTACGGCGTAGGCGTTTATAGCTATGGCGGCCTATATGCAACTGGCAACGGCGCCCCGTTTATGGATCGCTTTACAGCTTTGCAAGTGCCAGCTGTATCTCGTTGCCGTAATTTAATTGCAGGCGTTATATCAAGTATTGATTTAGAGCTATACAAAAAATCTACAGGTGCAAAAATGGAAAGCCCACTATGGCTTGACCAACCCGATATGCGCCAGCCACGTAGCGTAACTATTGCTTATACCGTTGACTCATTACTATTTTACGGCGTTGCATATTGGCGCGTTACATCTTTGTACGCCGATGACGGGCGCCCTAGTGGTTTTGAGTGGGTAGCTAATACTCGCGTAACTGTTACAACTAACAAGTATGGCGATGAGGTCGAGTATTATTCTGTTAATGGTGAGCGTTGTCCTATGGCGGGTATTGGATCACTGGTTACTTTTCAATCTTTGTTACCTGGCGTATTAGAGACAGGCGCTCGCACAATACAAAGCGCAATAGATGTACAAAAAGCCGCAGCTGTTGCAGCTGCTACACCTATGCCAACTGGCTTTATTAAAAACAGCGGTGCAGATTTACCTGAGGCACAGATTAGCGGTTTGCTAGCAGCTTGGAAGGCCGCTAGAGCTAGCAGGTCAACGGCTTATCTCACTAGCACTTTAGATTACCAACAGGTTGGCTTTTCACCTAAAGATATGACCTACACGGAATCGTCCCAGTATTTAGCCACGGAATGCAGCCGTTTAATGAATTGCCCTAGCTATTTAATTAGTGCAGATATGAATAACTCAATGACTTACCAAAATATCTTGGACGGGCGCAAGGAGTTTGTAGCATATTCATTACAGCCGTTTATTAGCGCTATTGAAAACCGTCTATCTATGGATGATATTACGGCGCATAATAATGTTGTGCGTTTTGCGTTAGATGAAACGTTTTTACGTGCCGATACTGCAGCGCGTTTAGATGCTATAGAGAAAATGCTTAATTTAGGTTTAATTGATTTAGAGCAAGCGCAAAGTATGGAACAGCTAAGCCCTAGTGGCCTTAATGAAGGGAACGAAATCCGTGATCTTAACGTTTAGTGGAGTAGTACAAGCTGTAGATAGTGGAGAGCGCCGCATTATCGCTGGCAAAATTGCGCCCTATGGCGAAGTAGGTAACACAAGTGCAGGCCGCGTTGTATTTGCGCCTAATTCAATAAGCGCAGAGAATCCCGATAAAATAAAACTTTTAATGTCTCACGATAATTCCAAACCTGTAGGACGAATGAAAAGCATCAACAGCGCAAGCGATGGTTTATACGCTAGTTTTAAGATTAGCTCTAGCTCACGTGGTAATGATGCAATTTTGCTAGCCCAGGAAGCGTTAATGGATGGCCTATCCGTTGGTGTGGAAGTTACCGCATCAGAGCCTAAAGATAACTACCTCCTGGTCACCGCTGCCACCTTACGCGAGGTGTCACTTGTCGAGAGCGCCGCATTTTCTAGCGCTGCGGTGCAAACTATTGCTGCAGCTGTAGGCGATATGCCAGTAACGCCAGTAGAAGCAGCATCAACTAAAGTTACAACAACTAACACAGTAATAAACTCAACAACAACCGAAACCGAAACCGAAACAGAAAGCGAGGCCGCTGTGACTACAGCCCCCGAAGAAAACGCACCTGAGGCAACAGATGCCTTAGAGCAGGCTGCACCTACAGTAGAGGCAGCTCGTAAAATCATTATGCCAAGTGCATTAAACTCACAAAGAGTACGCCACGATATTACGTCTATGGGCGCGTACACAGCACGTAAAGTAAAAGCATCACTAGGCGATGAAGAATCACGCCTTTTTGTTACTGCAGCCGATGATTTCTCATCTGCAGGTTTAGGCTTTACACCTACTCAATATTTACAGTCAATCGTATCCACACAGGGTAATTTTGGCCGTCCAGCTTTTGAGTGCGTTGACCGCCAAACCGTGCCAGCTAGCGGTATGACTATCAACCGTCCTAAGTTTACAACTTACCCAACGGTAACAGTTGAAGCTGAAGGTGGAGCAGTATCTAATACCGATGCTGTCTCAGAATATTTGACTTCAAGTATTTCTAAGTATAGTGGTATGCAGACACTAAGCATCGAGCTTTTAGAAAGGTCTGAC